GGCTGCCCGCTGGATCTCAGCGGCCTTGGCATCGGCCGCGCCAGCAGCACGACCCCCAAGCATGCGGTTAGCACTCGACTCCCAAACCACAACAACACTCAGGCCATTGGCCTTGTAGTCCTGAACTTCAGCCTTGGTGATGTTCTTCGAGCTGTCGGGAGACAGATACCGCGCAACGAAGTGCGCTCCCACAGCCTTGATCTGTGCAGTCGTGGGCCGAGACCACGCTATGTCAACGCCCTTGAGCGCCATTGGCATTCTCCTTTTACTGCTGGCTGACGTAAGTAATACTGAAGTAGCAGCCCCCCGGTACGGTGGCCAGGGGGGCGCCGGAGTTCTGAAATCCGCCAATCTCTAGGTAGTCTCCGACTACACACTGAACGAAATAGGCTGGCAGCGACACTGTGAAAAAGTTGGAGCTAGAGGCTGGCATATAGAGGTTAGAACCGCCAAGCGCAGTTCCGTTCTTCATGAACTCCGCGGCCCGCACGCCAGTGGCGTTAGCCGCCCAAGTCAGTGCCCCAGACAACTGATAAATACCCGCGACTGGTATTACATAGCGCGTGTTGTTAGTCGTGTTGGAGTGGCCGGCCCAGTTATCAAATCCACTCGACTGCCATGGCGCAGTTGTATATGGGCTTGCGTTGTTCGGAGTATTCCAAGCACTCGACTGCAAAAGCGTTGCCGAAGGCTTGCCAAGGATGAAGTTCGCCGGATCGTAGACCTGAGCCTTCAGGTAAGACTGAGAAAGCGGCTGCCCAGTTACCGGCTGCGCCAGAGATGGAACGTTAGGGTTTGTCACTGCACCTCCTTAGAAGCCGATAAGCGGCTGAGTGCCGCCAGTGAGAGACGAACTGTCAAAGCAGGTCGGGTACGACCCCGTAGGGGGAATGGTGACGTTGCCCGGCTCGACATCGCACAGGTAGTCATTGGCGCTATGCGCATTGGCCGTAGGCGAAGCAAGCGTGATTTGCACGCTCGTATATCCGGCCGAAACCGTCTGAACGCTCTGGACTGTGACAGTCTCGGCGTTAGCCGTTCCAAACCCCAACGTCATCTGATAGTTGGGAGGTATGACGTACTGAGCCGCAATCAGGTTGGTGTTGTTGAGCTTCCCAACCGTGATGGTCGTAGCTCCGGCGCTCACGCCGGCAGTCAGTTGCCCCCAGGTTGCCGAGATCACTCCGTACTGATACTGAGAAGCAGGAGACATCTGGAACGAAGCCACAAGGCTTCGCCCCGTGTCGTCGCCAGACCATGAGATCTTCTCAATGAAGCAGGCAAGGGATTTCATGGGCGCCCCGACAGGGCGCCTGTTGACCTGAACCAAGTCGGCGAAGTTCAGCCCCACCAGCATTATCAGCGCGTTGGGATTGCCTGCGCAGTCAACGGACACGCCGCTTAGGCGCGTATGGGGGTCCTTGAACTGGCTCAGAAGGTAGTTGGCTATGTTCAGCCCACCTTGGACGTACTGAGAATTCACGGTCTTCTGAAGCGTCTGAGGAAAATAGTTCGCCTGAGACGTGGCATCCTGGACCTCTTGGAGCGCGTTAGCGTTCGTGAGGTCAACAGACCCATCACACGTAATCTGGATGTCGTTGTAGAGGTGAGCAGGGTCCTGCTCGAAGGTGATGTCTGCCTGATAGGGAATCTCGCCGGCCGTCGCATTCTCTCCGAACGTCACTCGTGGCTGACTCTGCATCCATCGCCAAAGCTGACCATAGAGCGTAGGAACGCCGTTGCGGTCAGCAGCAAATTGACCAACTTCTGTGTCTGCCGACTCTTGCAGGATATCAAGAGGACTTCTGCCCACGGCAGACAGGCCACCCATAGACGCCTGCGACCCTACGAAGCGGAAATTGGCATACGCGCCGGCCTTGAACCCGGAAAGCGAAACTATGCGCCCGGCGCGAGTTGCGTTGGTGTCTCCTGTCCAACCGCTAGTAAAACCCTTGGCAAGGTCTATTGCCGTATTCGGGTCAAGATAGGTGTTCCATTGCGCAAAATAAGCAATATCGCCGTTGAACGGCTGGGTGTTCTCTCCACTGCCATTAGTGGTCAACAGTGTGCCTATGGCGTCAGCCGTGTACGTTGAAGAGCCAACGCTTACACTGGCTGAATTGCTCGAAAACACAGTGTCCGCGACTACATAAGCGGTCTTTCCGTCCGCAGAGAGTGCGGCGAAGACGGCGTGCCAGTTTCCGTCACATAGGTTTATGCCACCAGTCTGAAAAAACAGGTTGGTGCCAGAACTGTTTTGGTACTTGTAAACGGCGTTACCGCCGGAGTAGATGCCTATCTGTACGCCTGACTGGTCGCCGCTTCCGGACTGAAAGCCGGGTGCGGTTGCCGACCAGAGAGTTGACTCCGTAAAGGTCCCTCCGGTGCCCGGAGTAACAGACGTGCGGAAGACGATGAGCCTTGTCCAGCCTGAGCTAGGCAGCGTTACGCTGCTAGATCCATTCCATGGCCTCAGGTAGGTTGCGCCAGCGTTATTGCCCAGTGACGACGCCTGATTATTGGTTAGGGTGATTACTGGCCCAGGGCTGTTCCACAGGGTTCCCAGACTCGTTGCTGACGAGATGGACACGCCCGTATTAATATTGGAACCAATGATATCCAGAGCGCTACTTGATTGCGTTCCTGCGTATGGCAGGAACGCTGACTTCCCCGGTGCGTCAGGACTAGAACTAGTAGCCCCAAGGGTGTAGGCAGCCTGCAAGTTGGCAGGCTGCGTCTGAGAGAGCGCCTGCGGCATAACATAGCCAAGAGTTGTCTGGCTCAAAGGAGCCAGGGCATCAACCGCAGTGAGGTTGATGAGCCCATACTTACCGTTCTTGTCATAGCGCTGTGGCCAACGCTCAACAAAGCCCTGCCACATCTGATTCCAGTTGCCCGGATAGGCATACGCCGTAGGCGAGGCAGACTGCTCAAACTGCCATCCGGTCGTACGAATGGTTGTGGTTGCGGTTATGGCGTCATCATTGAGAACAAGGACTAGCCCGAACATGGCGCCTGCTGGTGCGGTGCCACTCAAGGTGACCCGCTGCCAGGAAGTCGTCAATGCCACGCTGGGCCCGAAAGACGCACCTATGAGATTGCCGCTTAGGCCATACCATTGGACCTTCAGTTCGGCATGAAGGCTGGTCATGCCGCCCGGGGCCAACTGGAAATCAACGCCTGCCGAGTAAGGCAGGCCGGCAGCAACGGTTACGCCATTACAGTCTGTGGAACTCCAAGACTGTACAGCGCCAGTCAGGCCGAATGCCTGAAACTGACCAGCGCCACTAGAAAGCGTCCAAGTCTGCGCGGTGGTCAGCCCCGATGGAGAGGCCGTAAGGCCGCTGGCAGTGCCAATAGTGCCGCTGGACGCTGCCATGGATGTGGTGGACGTACCCGCAGCAACCCACGGGTACAAAAGATTCTGGCTAGGGGTCGTCTGAAAAACGAGCCGGCAACGCCGGTAGGGAAGCACGTTCGGATAGAACGGGGATGCTGTGTTGTCAGGATCAAAGACGCCATCAAGGTTGTCTAGCGTGAACGTGAGCGTTCCCGCTTCGACCTGGTCTAGCTCATACTGGCGCCCCGCAAGATCTGCTTTCCAGTTACCTCGGAGCCTTTCAGAGACCGTGTACCAATGATTGGGGGCCGAAGTGTTGCCCCCAGCATTCCATGCAATCTGCACAAGGACTCTAGGCCACGTGCTGATCGTATTGCCGCCCGTAACGGCAAAGCCGGGTGGGTTATACACTTCGGCCCCCTTTCATCAGTGGGCAAGAGACAGCCCGTTGGAGCGGTTACGCCGGTTGTATTGAAGGGTCGTCTTCTGCATGCCCTTGAAAAGCGTCTCTCCATCAAGCTGAAAATAGATTTCTTGCTCAAGTGGAACGCCATTGGCGGAGTAAGCGCCACCAGGAGCGCCGTAGGCGCCCGTTCCGAGCATCACTGAGCCCAGGTCCGCTCGCTGGGAAGCAAGCCCCTGAGCAAGACTTGCAACGCTTTGGTGGGCCAAATGCCCATGGTCGTCAACGCCCTTGGCAATTCCCTCTGGGATTGCCTTACCAACGATCATCGCAAAGACCTTGGAAGGACTGTTGATGCCGAGGAAGGACTTTGCCGCGCCCAGCGCGTCAGAGGCCAGACTCTTCAAGCTGTCAAACAGTGCGCCGGCGCCGTTCTCAATGCCGCGGATGATGCCATGCACAATGGCAGATCCGATGGACAGGAACCAAGAACCAATGTTCTTCACGGCGTTCCAAGCATCGTGCAATTTCTTGGAGATGGTGTCCCTAACCAGACCCATGAGACGCGTGATCGTGTGCCACGCGTCTTCCAGCGGCTTAATCATGTTGCGCTTGATAGCGCCCCAGATCACCAAGGCCACGGCCTGAATCCTGTGCCACTGAGACGACAGGGCGCCCGTGATGGAACTCCACGCGCGCTCAAGCCAGTGCCAGACAGTCTCCATGGGCTGAATGATGTACAGCTTGACCATTGACCACGCTTTAAGGGCTAGGTCTTGGAGTCCCTTCCAAGTCACTTTCAGAAACGCACTTACGGTGTTCCACGCGGATACCACCTTGTCCCAAATCTGCTTGTGGAAGTGATTCCACAAGGCCACTAGGACGGCAATGAACGGTGCGAAGATGACCAGGAGCAGCGGCCACCACTTCTTGAAGAATCCGGCTACGGAGTTCCAGACGCTCATGGTCGCGTGTTGAAGCCAGTGCCAACCGAAAAGAAGCGGGTCAACCACGGTATGCCAGGCAGAGGTGAAGAACCTTGCTATGGAGTCCCATGCCTTCGTCACGGCACCTGTAATGTCATGCCAAATGCTCAGTGTGTGGTCCTTCAACCAGTCCCATGCCTGAGCAACGGCATGGCCCACCTCAATCGAGATCTTCTTGATCTCGTTCCAGATCTGGCGCCAGTGCATGACCAGCAGAACTATTTCTGCGATCAGCAGAATGACCGCCAGGACGATCCACGTAAGGGGATCGGCTAGGGCCGCAGCAGCCAGAGCCCACATTTGTGCGGTCAGCGCTGCAAGCGCCAGGACAAGTGCTCCGCCAATGACGATGGCGAGAGCCTTCGCAACGTCCTTGTGCTTGGTCAGCCATGTAACCGTGTGGGCGATTACGCCCATAATTTTTGTCGCGACAGGCAAGAGAGCCTGTCCGACTTGGATTGTCAAGCCCTGAAGAGCGCCCTTGGCTTCAGCAATCTTCTGATTGAGGGTTTTCTGAACGTCTGCCCAGCCCTCAATGCTCTTGCCGCCCTCCTTGACGTGTTCAGCAATGCCGGCCGTGTTCTTCTTGAAGTCCGCCATATGCGGCCCAGTAAGCTCAAGGGCCGCTTGCATGGACTTAGTTCCGCCAACCATGGTGGCGAGAGCGCCAATGTAGGTCTGCTGAGTCGGAGAGAGGTTAGCCAATACCTTCTGGAAGTCAGAAGTATTCCGAGACGCGCTCTTGAGCTTGTCAATGAGAACAGTTCCTGCCGGCCCCATGTGCTTCTGAATGGCGTCAGTGATAGTCGTCAGAGTGGCAGCAAGGCCGCTCTTCCCAAGCTCTAGGCCAACCTGAGTAGCCGATAGGCCAAGAGACTTCATCTCATTGGCTGCCTTGGCAGACGGGTTAGAGAGCTGTCCAATGGTCTGGCGAAGGTAGGTTGCGGCAACGGCCGCAGGAGTACCTTGAGCGGTCATAGTTGCCATGGCGCCCAGAACCTCATTGAGGCCAACATGTGCCGCGGCAGCGGTAGGCAAGATGTTGGCCATGGAGCCTGCAAGGGCTTCCATGTTGGTCTTGCCTTCAGCCTCGGTCCCGATGAGGGCATTGGTAACCGCTGTGGCTTGGCCGGCGCCAAGCTTGTAAGCATTGAGCGCGGTGGTAACCGCGTCAGTCACAGTGCCCAGTTCTGCGGCGCCGACCTTGGCGCCCATGGCAGAGTTCTTCAGGACGTTCAACGCGTCAGCGCCGTGATATCCCGCAGACTCAACCGTGTAGAGACCAGTAGTCAGTTGAGAAGTGGACTGGCCTACCTCGCCGGCCATGGCGAGGATGCCGTCACTGACCATCTTCATGTTTCCGGCTGTCTCGCCGGCACCCGTGCGAACACGGGTCATCTGCGTCTGAAAGTCCGCAGCCATTTTCACGGCACCAACTGCGGCGCCAGCCGCAGCAATGCCAATGCCCATGATTGCAGCTTTGGACACACGGCCAAAGGTCTGGAAGTTGCCCGAGCCTTCCTTAGCGGCGGCTCGGGTCTCGGCCTTGATGTCGGCCATGGCCATCTTGACGCCCTTGGACTTGCCAAGGAATTCAACAAATACGGGGGGCAGACCAGCCATGGTCACCCCCTTAAGTCATAGTCGTATGGATTTGTCCCAAGCCTTGAGCCAGATGGCTTCCATGCCCTTTTCGGCGGCTTCAACGCCAGGCTTGAAATACGGATAGTTGGCTTCAACTCTTCCGCGATAGAGATTGGTGGTTGATCTGGTACCACCAACACCAACGCCGCCTTTAAAGCCGTCAAAGGTCTTCTTGGGCCGCTTCACTCCGCCAACGGCACGAGAAAGGTGGCCCGTAAACTTGCCGGGGCCACCACCCTTGGACACGTGGCGAGGATTGAGATGGAGATTGACAGACTCGCTGTAGACGCGGGATTTGCCGCGACGGTCCCAGCGGGGCCGGCCGCGCATCTTGGACTTGATGGACTTCTTTGCAAGGTTCTGAGACGCCTTGAGAGCGGACACTGTGGCCACATCAATGCGCTTTGAGATCACGTCAAGCGCCTCGCTAAGGCGTTCAACGCCTTCAATGCGGATGTCAAAATCACCGGCCACGGTCCATCTCCCTCTTCTCGGCTTCAACCTTTGCCTGCTTCACGATGTCATCGACGGCAAGGAGCCAATCAAGCTCTAGAGCTGACTCGTCTTCCAACTCGGAAGGGCGACAGTGCAGGATGGTGCACAGTCGCCAAATCCGGTATTCGTCCATCGGAAGCTGATGAGGGGGGTACTCAAATCCCCCCAACGCGCTCTTTAGGCGTTGGAGGGACCGGTAGGGGAATCAGACTCAGTAGTCGGCTCGAAATTCGGATTGAGCGCCGACTGGTATGGCGCTGAGTACTCTCGCAGCGAGTCAAGGACTGCGCTAGGAAGATCAAGGAGCCCATCGGGAGTGACCTCCTGAGGGAAGGACCAGCCGCGAACCGCGGCGCAGACAAGACGATCCTGAAGCTCTTCAAGCACATCGAAGGCATCGCCCATGGCACCGGCAAGGGCAAGCTGTTCAGCCTGAGTCAGTTCCTTGCCTTCGGCCTGGCCTACGGCCGCGATGAACTCGGGATGGCTGGCAAGCTGCGTAGACAGCTTCTTAATGGGCCGGCGCATGCGCTCAGTGATGTCAGAGACAGGGCGGAAGTCCGCCCAAGCGCCATTAGGCAGAGTCACCCTGTTAGGAACAGTGATGTCAAGAGCCATTAGTAAGTACCTCCTGCAACAGCGTTGGTCAGAGTCGCCTTAATGGGCGAGTAGCCTCCCGAGGCTCCAATGTCGGTGGTATTGCCATAGGTCTTGAAGCTGACAGGCAGTTCTATGTAGTCCTTGCCGTAGGAGGGGGTACCGCTGTCCCAAGCAGCCGTGCTGCAATGCAGCGTGAGACCAGTCTGAGTAGCGCCGGCACCATTGGTGAAACTGAACTCAACAGGCTGAATGGCGCTGTTCTGGTAGTTGGTTCGCTCAGTCGTGTTCTCCATCACAAGCGTGAGCTTTCCGCTCACGTCAATGTCGCCATTCCAGATGGAGTACGGGTCCTGAGAACCGTTGGCTCCGCGGATGGCAGTCTGAGCACGCTTAATGGTCATCTCACCATCGATCACAAAGACCTGGGTGCCGTTAATCTTGGTGAGTGTCGTCCAGT